TCAACAGAACCCTGATTGTTGAACTGGATGCCCTCTGGTAAGCTTGTCAAGCTGCGAAGGTAAACAGAACCCTGATTGTTGAACTGGATGCCCTCTGGTAAGCTCGTCAAGCTTTCAAGGTCAACAGAACCCTGATTGTTGAACTGGATGCCCTCTGGTAAGCTTGTCAAGCTGCGAAGGTCAACATAACCCTGATTGTTGATAACAATCATATTATTCTCTTCAAGAAAAGAGTACCCTCGTATTGTCAAAAAAGACTTAAACTCTGAATTTTTCATTTTTATATTTTATTTAGTTGTAAATTAATAGACTTATTTAGCTGTTATGTCAAGATTGTATTTCCTGATGACCATTCTCATCTTATTCCTGTATGATGGAGACTGGAGCTCTCCATTGCAACTCAATGCATATATCCAGCCATTGAGAGTCTGAAACTGGAGATCCTGATGACAGTTCTTGCTGATTATTCTGGCCCAAAAGTCAAAACAATGAATCCTTGATCTAAATTCCATACAACCTCCCTCGCTCATAATTCCAAGATAGTTGAATTCACTTTTATCCAAACATCCTTTTTTGTGGAAATTCTCAAGACAAGATTTTGCAATTAATATTCCAATAGGGATATTGTATTTTTTGCAGATTGTTTCAGCATCATCATATATCTTATTGATGTGCTTACTCACTTCATTACTCTCAATACTCAAGAGCAGTTCCCCTCTGATGTTGTTGGCAATTAATGAGGAATAGGAGACAGCTATCAATAATACTGTCTTTAATAGTACGCTTTTCATAGTTATAATTTTTCGTTTCATGATTTCTTTTCTTGATTTTCAAAGTGTACAAATAATTTCCATTTGTGAGCATCAGAAATGTCTCCTCCTTTTGCAAATACATAGACAGATCTAGTGCCTATTGGAAAAGGATTCTCAAACTCTCCTTTTTTGTTGATCGGAGCTTTTCTCTCTTTTATCTTGTTAGGAGTGATTTTGAGCTCCTTGATTTTTTTTCTTAGCTGTTCTCGGAGCTTTTCTTGTTGTGTCATCGTTGTTGTTTTTTAATGTTTTTTTAATTTATATAATCAGATTAAACTGCCAGCCTTAAAACAGAGGCTATGTCATGAGATCTTTTCTCATTCTCAATGATCCATGCATTGTCATCCTCCTGGATGTTTAGTGGAATATAGTCAATGACATCCAGTTCAGTCTTAATGAATGTATTTTTAAAACTACTTTCATATTCTGAAAACCATTGAGGAGATTTATTTGGAATCAATTTGATTGATGTTGACTGATTGACAATCTCCTTCAAGTCATGCAGAAATAGCTGACTTGATTGATCCTTGATCCATGCTTTTTCAATCATCTCTCTCAACTCCTCTTGGTCCAGGATCTCAATGATCTCCTCCATCTCCTCAAGTCCTATGTTTTGTATATCCGATAGGCTTTGTTTTGATATCGAATAAAACACATTGTCAACCAATAGAAAAATATCCTCTCCATGAATTGAAATATCTGTGATATCACAATCTCTGTCTCCATGCAAAATTCTATCTGTGATAAAGTTCAGTCTTGATGCCTCCCATGACTTAATGATTAACTCTTTCATTATACTTTGTTTTTGTCGTTTTAATTAAAAAATACTAATTAGTAAATAGATTTATGCAGTTTTCAAATAAGTCCAATGATGGATGTTAACATAAGAGCTAGTCGGCTGCGTTGACTTTCTGTTGATCTTTCTTTCTGCAAATGAAATCGCTTGTTTTTTAGCTGCAAGCGCTTCACTTTTGATCTTGTTAGCTGCTCTTTTCTTTGCTATTCTAGCGCGCAAATAAAATCCTTTTAGAGCAATTGAAAACCTTTGTGCGTAAGTTCCAAAATTAGATTGATTTCTTTTTGCTTCTTTGTGTGCTGCTGTGAATCTTTCAGAATTTGTCATGATTGTCGTTTTATATTTGTTAGTATTACCGTTGTTGTTGATACAAATATATGACAAACATTTTATTCGTGCAAGTTTTCGCACTACTTTTGTTGTTTTCTTTTGAATCTTTTTCAATAAAAAAGCTGAAACGTAGTGTATATCAGTGTTTCAGCTTTAAAAGTTTTTTTAATGTTTTTTAATTATTTTTAAGGCCATCCAAAAAAGACATAAAAAAGCCGTTTCTGAAAACGACATCAGAAACGGCACAACATAAATATATAAAACGAAAGTATTAATATTTGACTAGGTACATAGTAGTTTTAAATTCTATATTAAGCCTTTCACAAAGTAGACTCAATTTGTTTTCATGGAGAGGCTTTGCTTTTCCCTTTGGGAGTTTCCCTTTATCAGCAAAGTCAACAATATCATAATATGTTCTTTCAGAGAATCCCAAAGATACAACATAATCCCTAAAAGACTTAGTTGTTGGACAATTTGACTTGATTCTTTTTAGTATCTCTATATATAGATCTCTCACTGAAAGACAATTCAGTTCTTTTTCCTTATCTGTATTTGTCATTTTACATTGGTTATTTATCTAATTGAATACAAGTATAGGAGTTTTTGCACAATAAAAGCAAATAAATATCAATCATACTTGCATATTATGTGCAATTATTGTATCTTAGCACTACAAACGACAACAAAAATATATTTTAAACGACATTTAAACGACATAAAATGAAAGTTGAAAGATCAGGGAAAGGAAATTATTGTGGAGAGTACAAAGATTTTTATTTCTCTATTTATAGAGATGAAGAAAGTAAGAGAAAATGGAAAGCCTTTATTCATATAGTAAAAGAAAACAAAGAGGATATCATTGTTGACCTCGAAATCACAGAAAGAAAGAGAGATCAAGTTTCCTTGATTAAAGAGATGATTGACAATCCAGCAAGCTTTCCTCAATTAAGAGGAGAAATGGAGCTTAAAAATGTATCTTATGAAGAGATGCAAGCGGATTTCATTGCTCCGAATTATACTCACATTGTATCTCCATTCAAAATCAAGAGAATCCAGAAAGGAAAAGAAAGATACTATTGTACTATTGACCAGGATGATCCAAAGTTTTATTTATCTGTCACAGGCTTCTCAAGCAAAGCTCTCTCCAATCCTTACTTGTCAAAATGGAGAGGAGACCTTGGAAATGAAGTTGCTGACAAGAGATCTCAAGATGCTGCTGACTACGGAACATTTATGCATATCATAATCGGTCAATTCATTAAAGACTTAAAAATAAATCTTGACATTTTGGATGATATCACAATTGAGTATATGCTTGACAACGGTATTAATATGAAATTTGCTGGATCTTGGATTGAAAAGATACACAATGACGTTTTGAGCTTTGCAAAGTTCTGCATTGACAAGAATGTTGAGCCAATTGCAACAGAGTTTCCTCTTGTCTCTGACACATGGAAGCTTGGAGGTTGTCTGGATTTTGTTTGTGAGATGGATTTCAGATCAAAGAGAGTCAAAACAATTGTTGATTTCAAATCAGGTAGGAAAGGATTCTTTGAATCTCATGAGCTGCAGCTGAAAACATACAAAGACATGTGGAATGAGAACTTTGGCGACATACTTCCAGTGACTCATATATTCAATTGGGCTCCTAAAAAATGGAGATGCTCTCCAACTTATTCTCTAAAGAATCAAACTGATGGTCCAATTGCTCATGATTTATTGATGCAAAGAGCATTGAGAGAGAATTGGACAAGTGATCCATCTCCAGTCAAGAGAGGCTTTGGAGTCATTGAATTTGGTCAGGAGAGTATAAAAGACAATGTTTATATTATTGAGATGGCTGACTTTGTGAAGTCTAAAAATAAAAAGAAAGTTGAAAAGCCACACATGAAAGAGATTGTTGATCCAACTGTCAAGGAGATTGTTGAGGGGATGTCAAAACAATTTAATATTGAGTTTGGTGTTGATCAAGAGGATAAAACTATAAACGTGATACCTAATGACTAAAGGAGATAAAGAAAAAATCATGAGCTTGATTCATTCTGACAATGATACAAATCAAGCTATTGGTTTAGTTCAATGGCACCAGCAAGGAATGAATCCTCTTTGCTTTACTTACAGGTTTAAAGAGTATTTTTGGAGTTACGTCTCAACAGGAAGAACCAGCAACATAATCATAGAGTCTAAATCTTTAGCTGGGTATAAATTAACATTAAGAAGGTATTACAAATACAACTCTGTAACAGGCCTAATGAGTTATGAGGATGACCCAATGTTTTTTCTTGCAATACAAAAAGGTAAATCGGTTGTTTTTAGGGGGGATCATTACTCATCAAAAGATCCAGCTCTTGATTTAATAAATAAATACGCAATCAAACTAATCGAATTAATATTAAAAGAGTTTGACATAAACATATAAAACGACAAAAACAATGAGAATAAAGACAGAAAGAAAGCCAACTTTGGGAATAATAGGAAAAATTAAGGTTGGAGAGTTGAGCGAAAAAGGATATCCAATATCTCTTGACTACTTCAAAGCAACCTCTGATCATCAGAGATATGTTGATATCTTCAACCAGCTTTATCCTAAAATGAATCAATTGCCTATTTGCTTTTCTTGCAATGAGGATTCCTTCAATATATCTCACGTTTACGAAATCAGAAACAATCAAGGAAAGTTGTATTCTTATGGGGACGGAGAGACTTTCTTTGTATCAATGAGGAAAGAGTTTAAAATTGTAACTCTTGCCACTATCAATGAGAAATATGGAGGAGTAGAGGCTTTCATGAATAAAACTCAAGAGCACTTGACAAATGATAGATTTCAACCAAAGTGGAATGAGGTTCTAACATTGAGATTTATAATTGCAAAAGTTCCGATCTTGGGAGTTTGGGAGTTGAGGACAATGGCTGCAAAGTCATCTATTAATCAGATTCTTGATTCCTATGATATGATCAAGAAAATCAATGGAGAGTCTGTTGCTCAAGTTCCTTTCTTTTTAAGTGTGAAAAAAGTCAAGTCATCAAGAGTTCTGGATCAATCAAGAGTATATCCAGTGATTTCTCTGGATCCTTTGTTGCCAGAGTTGGCTCAACAAAACATTTTTGATGCTCAATTGCTGGAGGAGGCTAAACCAAAATTATTAATCGAAGATAAAAAGAGATAAAAATGAAAGGACGAATCACACCAAATCAATCAAAAGTCATCAAAGCTCTCACTGAAAAAGGAGAGCCAATGACAAAGAGAGAGCTCATCAAAGAGACTAATATCTTGTATTATGCAAATACAGACAAACACTTTGGAGAGATACTGTCAAGAATGGTCAAATCTGGATTAATCCATAGGCCATCAAGAGGAGTCTATCAACTAGGTCCAGACAAAAACAATCCCATTGATTCAAATCCGAATCAAAAAGGATTGTTTGATTGAAATAGATAGATAAATAGATATTTATTGAGAGAGCAATTTGCATAAAGCAGATTGGTCTCTTTTGTTTTATGTCATTGCTTTCTCAATTAACCTTGCGATCATCATGGCCATTTTTCCAAACTTGAAACCAGGATGAGAGTATAATTCATCTGATATCTCATCCTTTCCAGTAGTTGATCCAGTTTTATCAATAGGTAATGTTCGAAAAGTTTCAGCATTCAAGTCTTCGAGTTTGACAATTCCTCCTGAATCAGTATCAATATGAATCTTTGCAGATTCGTCCTCACTTGTATATACAATCCATGTTGGCATATCTTATGTTTTAGTTGACAAAATGTTCCATTCCAGCAGAATCACTGAAAGAAGGAAAAACTCCTCTTAAAAAGACCAAAATAGCATCAACTATATTTGGCGAAAAAACAAAGTTGTATATCAAAGAACACAATAGAACTAATCCAAAAATGATTGCAATCTTTAAAATTGCTTTATACGTTTTTTTTATCTCTGTCTTTGATTTTTTTTTCTCTTTTTCTTTTTCCTCCTCCTCTACGGATTTGACTCCCATTTTACTCAATCGGTCCTTGTTATTTTTTATGGCTTTTTTGATTGGACAATCCTCTTGTGATTCTGGATTGACTTTCTCCTTGATGTTATTTTGTTTTTGAATTACCATCTCTTATTTGGTTTATATCGCTGCGAAACTCATCCAAAACAACCAACATCTTCGTCATTGCTGCAATGTTGTCTTTTAGAGTATCAGAGTTGACTGTGTTCAATCTTGCAATTTCTTTGTCTTTGGCCTTGATTGCTTTTTTATCTGAATCGCACTCTTTTATATGTCGATTCCAAAGCATCTTAATCACAAGACCTAAAGAGAAAATAATCACACAAAACAAGACTATCAAGTCAGATGCTTCAGCAATTCTGTTAAAAACTATTTCTTGCATTTTTTTTTCATTTTCACTGTAAAGGGATAAGCTCGGTTTAAAGTATTAAATACCAATCGGGGGAGACTGACATTGTTTTTTATTCTTATATTACTATCATGCCTATTCCATCATTAGAAGGAGGACAATGAGTGTCACACGTATATATTTTAGTACATCCACAAGCTGAAACAATGCAAGAGTAATTTTCAGTATTTTTGTTCCAAAATTGATTGATGAATTTGAATCTTGCTTTTGTGAAATACATTTCAGCAGAATCTTGCATTCTCTTCCTTTCCTCCTCAACAGCCTGGTTGAAATTATTTTTATATTGCTGGTCAGAATTGTTCACAGCTACAAGACCACTTGATGTCAATTGACTTGTGCTTGCTCCAAATACCCAATGCCAAAGCAATTTATTTGAATACCATTTTTGAAAGTGCTTATTATTTACAACTGCAAGCCATTTGTCAGCAAGAAAGTCATCAATTGTCTTGTCATTTAATCCTGGATTATCAATATTGTATTGTTGCAAATCAGCAGCAGCTTGAGAGAGCGCTTCACATAACTCATCAGCACAATCCATTCCAATGAGCTCATCAATGTCATCAGTTGCTTTTGTGTAATGGTTTTTCTTTATGATATTAGCATCAGTGATCTCACAATTTGAAGTGATGCACTCTGCTGAAACTGGCTTGCACTTACAAGCACAATCTTTGCAATTTTCCATATCTATTCAATTGTTATTTTGTTCATTGATGTTCCTTTTGTGATATATGCTGGAATTAATTGACTTGCAATCTGTTCAATCGTAGGCTTACTCAATCCGAAATCTGCAAACATATCAAACCATTGATCAGGATGCAAAAAATGTTTCATTAAATTTTCAGACATATTCAGGAATGCTGCCATATTTGGAGCAATCACTGTTCTCTCTTCTATTCCAAGTACATCATTGACTCTTTCATTGAAATATCCAGAGACAGGATCATCCAAAAGCGCCTTTTGTGGCTTGATTGTAAACTGCAAAAGAAGTTTGACTCCTGTTAGAAGTTTATCTCCTGACTCACTCAACGTGCTTTTTTCATCTCTTACTCCTACCAATTCAGGCATAATGATTCCATTGGCTCCAAGTATCTTGTTTGATATTCTCTTGTCAAATATCTCATGTCTGTCTTTGTTTTCATTCGTTTTGAATGGTTCAAACTCCATGAAATCAGATGTTGGAATCATTTCTCCTGATGAGTCAAGACCAACAGGAACAACCATGACAGCTCCAGAGTTATATGATGATCTCAATTTCTCCTCCACAAGCTTTGATTGCTCTGCAAATGTTTGTTTTGCAAGGGCGCTCTCTGGATCAACATAACTTGTGTGATATACTTTGACAATACCATCAGCATGAAATCCGTTTTCAAGATCATCAATATCAAAGCAGCTCAAGAGGAACTCTGCTCTCTCATAGTTGTACGTTGTACCAGTGAACCAACAAGGTTGAGGATAGTGGTCAGATAAGCCATCAAAGTCTCCAATCAATGTTGACTGCAATCTGTTGACTGGTCGGTTGAGGTTGAGCTCTTGATTGAACTCTGGAATATAGCAAACATCATCAAAATTCTTTTTTGGATCCCGATTCCAATCAATCCAAGACTTTGTTTTCTTGTTTGGAGATACTTTTTTTGATCTCTTATTGTATGAGTACCCCCAATTTCTATGAAAGTAATGAAGAGGATAAACATACTTTCCTTTATTCCAGAGAGGGAAAGACAGTCTCCCTGTTTTATATTGTCTATGAGTCACAGATGACAAAACAAACTCTCTCCCGTTTGACTCCCATTGATTAGCAACAAAAGCTCCTCCTTGTAAATAGTTTGATCTTATTGTTGGTCCTGTGAAATCATGCTTTGTGATTCCTAGGTTCTTATATATTAGCTGCAGTTCTTGCTGTCTTGCTGGAGTGACTGCCGATCCGTCTCTATTCTGAAAAACAATCTTTCCATTGATTAAGTTGGTAATGGTCCTAAACGCTCGCTTTTGGAGCATACTTTTTTTTACAGCTGTCTCGATTTCAAAAGGAAAGTAGTTGTTAGTACCATTTTTTATAAAATCTTGCCCAATCTTTAAATCAACAGAGTTGTCCTCATCGTGCTGATTGCCATGGCCTCTCACGCTTGTTTTTGAAGATGACAAGAACTTGCTTTCTCCGCTTTTATTAAAGAACAATTTTCCTCCTAGTGACATATCTCTGTTTTTTGTTTACCTATTTCGTTTATCTTGGGAATTTCTCCAAGAATGGATTGACCATCATTCCGACATGATTCAACAGTTGATCCCATTGGGCAGCGGTTCCTTTTTCAAATGCTGCAGCAAGAGAAGCTCCAGTAAATCCTCCCAAGTAATTAGCAGCAGCGAGAAGATCTCCACAAGATAGAGAGAGGACCAGTGGAGAAAGAGCTCCATCATACCATGTATGACGTTCTGAATCTGTTGCTAAAATCACATATTTCAAATGGACAAACAAGTCATCAAAAATCGTTGTTGCAAGATTCTTGTCGTTTTGGGCAAATGGCCTGAATTTTTCATGTGCTGCCATGTGAGTGACAGGGTCATTCAACTCTCCAACTAAATCCCAAAACGCTGGAGATACTGAACAAATTGAAACTTGTTGCATTTCAAGCGTATTGACATAATCCTCAGTACCTTCAAAAGTGTACTGATCCGAATAGTTAATTATGTGATAAGTATCAGAGTTTATTGACCCAGAAAGAAAGACAGCATTGGCTGTTTGAGCTGCTGTCAAATCACTTGCACTAATATTTTTAACTATATAAAAATAGCTGGTCTTATTTTCAAAAAACATACTTAATCAATTTTGTATATTGCATTATAAAATACTCTGTTTCCCGTTGTTCTTATCCCTGAGATGTCAGATGGCAAAGCTCCAGCTGGATGATTGAAGTCGAATATTATATCAGAGTTTGGAGTTCCATTTGAGTCGATTCTAGGACATCTAATACTCAGATTGCCTATTTCATCATTTTTCCCCAATACAAAATACAAGACAGTTGGTTGACTCAACTCAAGTAATTGAATTGAAAAGTCTTTGTATTCATTCAATGCAGTTGATTGGTCGATCAACAAGCTCCCCTCTCTTATTAATAGGAAATTTGAGTCATACAAGCCAAATCTCAACTCAGCTGACTCTGCTGGTCCTGGGTTCGCTCCAGCAAGATAAATCCTGTACTTGTCAAATCTTCCTGGATTGACTATTGCTCCGCTACCATAGAAAACACCATCAGAAAGATTCTGAGAAAGATTCTCAACATTAACAATATTGAACGTTGAATAAGATGAGTTTAAAATTGATATTTTTGGATTATTTACTGTTATCCCTTCCATTTTTAAGGTCTATTTAATACGCTTATTGAATAGTTTGGCTGTTCTCCATCAGCTGCATTGATCAAAGAAATCTCTCCTGTATATTTCTGACCATTAGCGAAAGCAGAAAGATTGAAAGATCCTCCAGCCTCTATTTTGTAACCTTCACGATTATTCGGAACAGTTGCAGCTGGTTTTAATCTTATCCATAAAGCAAGAGAATGACATTGAACAAAAACACTCTCTCTCTTTTCCTCTGCTGGAACTAAGGCGATTGCTATATTTGTTGGCTCGTTATAAGTTGCAATTCCATTCTCATCAGAATCAAGATTCTCTCCTCCATCTGCAAGCTGAGTGACTTTGTCATCAATATTGTTGACCGCTGAATTTTCTGCATCAGGTTCTTGACCCCATGAAGCAACTTTAATATATGCCAATGTGAAAATTGGAGCAGCTGCAACAATTTGAATATATCCGTTGTTGTCCGTTGGAACTGGAGCTGATCTTGGAACTATGAAAACAGATGTCGCATTTCTGACTTCGAGTTTGTTGTCCAATACATTTGCATTCCAAAGATCAACTAATTCTTGAACATCATTGACAATAGTTGGTGTTATTGGGTACCCATTAGGGGGAAAAAATGTTCCATCACTCCAATCAAACTGATTGACTGTCATCGGAAATCCTCCCCATGGAGATCCCTGGGAATTTGTTAAATCTATATACTCAACTGTTGATCTCTCGGATAATTGCTCAACAATCTTGTCAAGATCCTCCGCAATGTCAGTAATGTCAGCAGATGAGCCTCCAGTTCTTGAGCTGTTCACACATCCGATCTCAATGGCAAGTTGAGCCATTGCTGCATCTATGTCCTCATAAGTAACTCCATTGATATCAACTTCAAATCCAACTTTTGAAATTGATATTTGCTTGTTGTCATCTGCATTGATATATACAAAGTCATCATTCTCATACATTCTCAAAGGCGGATAAGCTCTGTCGGGTCCACAATTGTCAAGAAATTCAAGATAAAGACAATCGGTTTCGGTTATTATAGTTTGTAAACACATTTTAAGATATGAATTTTGAGTTTAGAGTATAAGCAATTTCTAAACTTGGTATTTTAATGATGTTCATTGTATATTGTCCAGCTTCCATGCAAGGTAACACAAAGAAAAGAGTTGCATATTCTCGACAAAAAGAAAAGCCATCAACATTCACAACAGTTTCAGCAATACAAAAATCTTTATTTGTAAGCTTTACTTGATAAGAGGATATCTCATCAAAGTCTTTGTCATGAATCTTGATGGCATTTTTGCCCTCGTTAATTGGTTGAGCAATCATATAGATCAAAATTGTTTTAACTAGGCAAAAAGCTTATTTTTTAAGCATCTTTTTCACTTGGAGCTGAAACCTCTTCAGCTTTGACAGCATCTTTCTTTGCTTTAGGTTCCTTTTTATCAGCCTTGTTTGCTTTAGCAACAGCTTTCTTGACAGCCTCTTTTGTTGCCTTTTCGCTCTCTGCCTTTGCTTTTATGTTTGCTTCAAGACTCGCTTTGATTCTCGCTCTTTTTGATTTTGACTTTTCAAGCATTTTCTCAAGATGCAAATCTTTCTTGCTCTTGTGGTTTTTGTCAAAAACATGACCTCGGTCAGCCTGTCTCATATCAAGAACCAAAGAATCTTCTTTCTTTGATCTACTCTCAAGGTAAGCTTTTAAGGCTTTGAAATCTTCATAAAGAGGACCAATTGGAGTATTAATGTATTTATCAGGATTCTTTTCAGCATCTTTCAGGCTTACCTTTGTAGGCTTGCCCATAATGACAGTTAAAAAAAATGGTACAAATTGTTTTTTTAGACTACTTTGAATCTTTGCTCTCATCTTTTTTTGGTTTTTCGCTTGCCACTTTCAAAGCTTGAGATATAGATTCAGAAGTAAAGAAAGTACTGATTTTATCAAAGTGAAATCCATGCTTAATTGAAACAAGGATTTTTTCTCTTGTCATGTCATAGAGCCTCCCATTGTCAGCTCTTACTTGAATTTTTCCAGCTTCATTCCAGTCAGGCTTAAACTTTAGCTTTTTTGTGTCTATATTCTTATACTTATTCTCTGGCATGATATTAAATTAATCCTTTATAAAAGGAGATTATTGAATTACAATACAAATATATGTATTATGAATTAATTAATCCATTAACGGGGTCAACAGAAAAAGGAACAAGATGGATGTTAGCCCATGCTCCACTATCTGTGAAAGAGATATACAAGTCTCTGTCATTAGCCCTCCCTGAAAGAGTCACAGTCTTATAACTTGTGTTAGAATCTCCAGCATTGGATTGAACTTTTGCTCCTCCACTCCAGTTGACAGCCTTCCAAGATCCATTTTTCAATTTAAAAATGAAAGCAATTTCTCTCCCTATTAAGGAATCAATTGCACACTCCTCATCAGGATTGTTTGAATTAGTCTGGAATAATAAAGTATAATTTCTCACTTTATTTCCTCCTTCGTTGGTGGTCTCGTAAGAGAAAACAGCTCCGCTGTCATCATCTTGCTTGACAAAATCAATCGGTTGCAACAATCCCTCTGGAGATGCTCCGGCAACACCAAAACTTGCAATTTCTCCCTCTGCGCAACAAGTGTTTGCAGTCGCAACAAAAGCAATTGCATTGATGTTTTTATAAGGAGTGTAATACAATTCAGCAATCCCTGTTGTTGTATCACATTCTTGAGCTCCCAAAGGAACCTGACAAACACAATCAAATATAACTGGCATAATATATTTTTTTAATAATGAGCAAGCTGATTAATCAGCTTGCTCATATAGTTTTCTATTTAATTAGTTGATCTTAGCAATCTTGAACTAAAACGGCTGTTGAGTTTGTTGTGTCTCCTGATGTGATTTGAACATCTGTGATGTAAGATGGCATATCAGAGATAGTGATCAAGGCAAGTCCAGCTCCAGGAACAGTGATTGAAACTGTTGTTCCTGGGAAAATAGCCTCAATCTCAGCCTCAATTGCTGGGTAATCTCCAGCTTCGCTATAATCAAGACCAGAATCAACCAAAGGAGTGTTTTGAGCTCCTCCATCAATAGCATAATCAATTGATAGTGTGTCAGTTAATGGGTTTGCTCCATCGTCATTCGTATCAGTCAACACACACAATAAAAATCCAGAACCATCTCCGAAATCTTCAGTATGAACAACGTTAGTTGCACACTGAACATCTCCAGCAAGTTGAGCCTCAATTGTTCCTGTCACAGAAAGTCTCAAACCGCTTGCAGTTTGGTCTCCTGGCAATGTAATGTCAAAAACTGGAACAGATATCCCGTTTTGACCAGTTCCATCACTTAAAGCATAAGCAAGATCATAAACAAGAGTTGTTCCTCCTGGAGTATTAGTTGACACAACAACTGAAATTGTTGTTTCATCTGCAAGCTCGTCATATACAGCAGTTGTCTCAACAGAGCAAGAAAGAGAACACGTTGCCTCAATCACACACTCATTTTTAACATTTGCATCATAGCAAGTTAGGTTGAGTTTAGAGTGCTCACACGGCTCTCTATTCTCAAGATCATTGTCAATCACAAAATAAGAATCGGTAATATTACAAGCGAACGCTCCCCATGCTTCAACCTCTGAACCAATTGGAGGAACTCCTGATATAATATTCACAATTCCAGGAGTATCACAAGCCTCTTGAAAGCGAATTTTTCCCATGTTTTCAATCTGATTCAAAACATTTGTGCCATCATCCAACAATAAAAGATTTTGATTGATAGTCATAAAGAAAAGACCAGTATCATCTAATGCATTCAAAGGAACAAATTGACTTTCAGCAAGACCAATTGTGTCCATGAAATCAGCTGGAATTGAACCAGCAAGAAATCTGTTTTGGATTTGACATTTTCTTTCTTCCAAAAGTTCAGGATCAATCCCAATTCTGATATCAGAATCAGTCAAATCACTCCATCCGTTTTGCTTCAAGTATTTTTTGAATTCCTTTTTGTACAACTTGAACTTTTCAGCAAAGTTTGTCTCATCAATTTGCTCATATTGGAATAACAAAGGAACATCATTTATCAACATTGCTCTTTGCAATTCCATTGGAGCAAGTTGGTCAGCATAAGCCGACTTACAACCCCAATCAACAAGAGTTCCATCATTCAAGACAATTCTCAAGTCAATCAATCTTGTTGCAAAATTACTGGCAACATACATTTTGAATGTTGTCAAGTCAAGTGATGCATTGAAAAGATAGTTCCTTGATTCTTTTCTTGTATTGATCCAAGCTAAGAAATCAAGCAAGTATTGTTCAGCTGTTGCAAAGTCAGAAGGAACAGCTTCATACTTATCTCCTCCAACAATAGCTTGAATAAATGTTGTATCAAATCCAGTATCAACAGCAGTCATGTCAAACTCAAGAGTGTGGAAGTATTGCCCTTGACTAGCATAATAAGCTTTTGCAAAGATTCCATCATCTCCATGCATATCCTCTCCAGATCCTCCACAAGTAGCTAAAAGCATAAACTTAGGAATAAAAGCAATATATTTCTCAATAATACCAGCAATAATCAAATCAGCAAGATCAGTGTCAGCAAAGGCATCCGCTTCATAATCTGAATAAGCATCAGAGATAAGATCTTGCCATTGAGTTCCAATGAAATCTTTAACACAGATTTGAAGATTCTTCTCTGTATTAACTACATAGAAAGTCTTTTCAAAATCCTTGATTCTTATTGTGTCCCAAGTGATTTTGCATTCATTCACAGCACCAGCTCCAGAGTCTTGAGTTCTGATTGGTCCAACATCAAGTCCAGTTTTGCGGATTCTGTTGCTATTTCCAAGATTTGATTTTGACACACGTCTCACAAATCCACTTGTAAGGAGTTGGTTGTCTCTCAACATTCTCTCTCTTAACAAGTTTGATTCTTCATTTGTCCATTGCTTACAAGGCAAATCAATACCATTGTTTATCTCAAGGATATTGCTGCAATCATCCGCGCATCCAACAGATCGCACGAATTCAAGTGTTTCAGGAGCTACTTTAGTACCCATTTTTTTAAGTTTTTATTAGTCTGTTTTGTATTAAAATACTAAACTAAATGTTTAGTTGGTTTACTTTTCTTCTTTCTTATTTGTCATGTTTTTGACAATCTCATCATAAGATCTGTTTGCAGGGATTTCTTTCTCCTCTTCCTCGTGAGTCGTTGTTTGTGACTCATTTATTGGAGTAGCAGCAGGATCAGCAGCAGCAATCTCTTTGTTGTGCTCCATTACTTTCTTGTGATCATCAGCAAGCTCTTGAACTGTACTGAATTCAGTTCCTTCCAAGGCTGCAAGATTATCAGATAGCTCTTTCTTTTCTGCTGTCATGCTTTCAACAACTCCAGTGAGGGCTTTATTCTCATCAGTAAGCTCTTGAATTTTAAGCGCTTGAGATTCTTTTGAACTGTTTAGCTCAACAATCTCATTTTTTAGATTGTCAACATCAGTTTTTGTTTTCTCAATGTCTTGCTCAACTTCGCTTGCTTCAGCAGTTCCAAAAAACTTATTCCAAAGACTCAATTTTTTCTCATCAGTACTCATAATAGTTTCAGTTTGATTTGTGGCTTGATTGGCTTTTTTGCTTTTCTTGCCTTTCTTTGATATAGTCCTGACTCTCTGAATAACAAAGTCTAGGTTTTTAATTCCATCAATTGCTCCGATCTTCTTTGCTTGTTCTGCTGTGTATAATTTACCAGCAAACACATTTCCATCATCCTTGATGCTAGGTCTTGAGGATTTAACATCTTTGATGAAAGCATCATTCATTATTCCAAGCCATTCCAGCATAGGAGTATCGTCTCCCTCAAGTGCTGATCTATAGGTCTTGTTCTTTTCTGTTGACTTTTCAGCATAAATCTCTTTGAACTCAATTCCTGATTGCTTCCAAAATTCAGAGTCATCAATCAGTGTGACATAAGTTCCAATTGACCCCCAATAAGCATTTTTTTCTGTTGCATATAGCTCATTGACTCCTTGAAAGGCATAAACTCCAGCTGATGCCATTCCCTCAAACAATCCCAATATAGGCTTGTTCATTGATCTGACAACTTTCATAAGAGACTCATTTCCTCTAGCTTCTCCTCCTGGAGTATTTATATAAAGGACAACTCCATCAACGTTCTCGTTATTGTCAAGATCTGTCAATGTTCTTTCCAGGTCTCTTGTTCCAGAGATATACCCGTCTGACATCGTGCAATAGGAATCTCTCATCATTGCTCCCATGACAGGAACAACAGCAACAGAGTTTTTCGGAACTCTCTCGAACTCATTTGAGAACTTTCCCGATACAACGTTCTTTTCTGCTGAATAAAATTTGATATTACTTAGTTCTTTTTGTCTCTGGATTTCTTCCTTGACAGCAAAATCTCCAGCTGATGAGACAGCCTCAATAATACCGTTATATTGTAACATCAAATTAAGAGCATTCTGACGATCAATAAACATTGGCCTTGATGCCATGTTCATAATCGTTGACTTGATGCTTGTTGTGGTTGTTTTGTCACTCATAGGTATAAATATAGCAACCATAGTGCAAAAAATATATATTTATGCTTCTAGTGCGTGAATAATCAACTCATAAATTGAGTTTTTAGTTTGAAAAAAAGAATTTGATGTATTTTAATACACAAAAACTGTATTTTTATAAAAAATCAAAAACAATGGCTGAAGAAACTCTCATACTCAAACTGAAATTGCAAGCAGACACAAAAAACGCAAAGACAGTTAATGACTTAGTAAAGGCAAATAAGAACCTTGCAAAGCTTATCAAGGATGCTCCAAGAGAAGGAACAAAGGAGTATAAAAAATTTGAGGAGCAACTCAAAAAAGCAAAAAAGCAATACAAAGAGAACTCTGATGAGATAAAGCGATTCAATAAGCAACTCAAAACAGGAGATAAACAGTTCAAAAATGCTGGAGACTCTCTCAAAGGATTGAGTACAAACTTGAGGAGGCTTGAAAATGAATACAAAAGTCTATCAAAACAGCAAAGAAAAACGTCAGAGGCCAGAGTATTAAGAAGAAATATAATAAAGACCAGGAAAGAACTTAGCAAAGCAGAGAGAGGTCTTGGAGACTTCAGGAGATCTGTCGGAAAATATACAAGATCTTTAGTTGGTCTTAATGCTGGCATTGGGAGCGTGTTTGTTTCTGTTGGAACTCTTCAAACCGCTTTAGGTGGTCTTGTTGGGGCTTTTCGATCAGCTGGAGGAGCTGCAAAGGCTTTTCTTTTGACTCTAGGTCCTATTGTCATAGCTCTTGGATTAATCACAGCAGCTCTGTCAAAGTTCCAGTCAATAACTGACTCGATAGGAAACAACCTTGCTGGGATCGGAGCTGTGTTTGATGTTCTTACTGAAAGGATTGGGAGATTTGGTCTCTCCTTTGGAAAGTTGTTGACTCTTGATTTTGCTGGATTCGCTGAAGATGTGAAAAACTCTTTCTCTGGAATTGGAGAGGAGATTGCAAACGATTTCAGTGAAGCAAGTCGATTGAGCAATGCTTTGAATGAATTAAGAGACAGAGAAATCAATTCAATTGTCACATTGGCTCAACTTAGATTAGATGCTGCAGCAGCAAGGAGAAAGGCTGCTGAACTAGAAAAGACTGACAGAGCTGCTGCTGCTGCTGCGGTCCAGGAGGAGATTGATATTGTCACAAGGAGAGGAGAGATTGAGGCTGGTCTTGCAAGAGAAAGGGAGGATATCTTGAGGAGACAAGTTGAGTTGAGCGCTGAAACGACATCAGCGGATGACAGGAGAGAACTTGAAAATCAATCAGCAAAAGTCTTGAACATTGAGGCTGCTATTGAATTACAAATTGCTAAACTTACAAAGAGAAGAGATGAACTTGGAAGAGCAGCAGAGAAATCAAATACAAAACAAATTAATGCTCTGCAACAATTACAAGCTGAACAATCAAAGCTGACTGAACAAATAAAGCTTCAATTGTTAGCTGGAGAGGATGCCAGCGAAAACTTAAACAGATTTGTTGAGGTCACTGCAAAATTGCTGGAGGTTGAGACTAAGTTCAAAGATGCCACTGATGCTCTCACAAAAACAATTGAATTTCAGAAAGGGAGTATTGATGACTATAATCAGAGACTCACTCAATTGAATGAGCAACTCACAACTCTGAATGTCCAGTCAGATGAGTATCTCAATATTCAAAATCAAATTCTTGTAACTGAAGGAGAGAGAGCTGCTGCTCTTGGAGAAATAACTGCCAGTATAAATGAGTTGAACGTTGCACAAGAGGAAAATATCCGACTCCTTGAGGAATCAGAGACAGCATTGAGATTGAGAGCTGATGCATTCAAAGAAATCCAAGCTCTTGAGGGAACAGCTGAAGAGATTGCAACAGGGAGGCTTGAAATCGAAACTCAATTAAATGCTGATTTAAGACAACTTAGAGTCAACAGGATAGCTGATGAGAAAGACATCCTTGATGCTCAATTGGTTGCTATTGATGCCCAATTGGAGAAAGAATTGAGATTGTTTGCAGATAATGAAATTAAAAAGCAAGAGATTCTCCTGATTGCTCAAGGAAAAAGAGATGATATCAAAAAGAAGGAGCTTGAGTTGGAGGCTGAACTTTTGAATATTGGAGTCAAGAACTTTGATGAGAGTGAGAAAAAGAAAACTCAATCAGCTAAAAATGAGGAGAGCAAGAGAAAGCAATTGAGAGATATTGCTATTGACACAACAATCGCTGCTGCTGGAAAAATAACCGAACTTTTAAGTGTTTTGCAAGAGCAACAAACAGAGAAGCAACTCAATGAGATAGATCAAAGAGAACAGGCTGAACTGGATGAGGCTGAAAGATTAGGAAAAACAGAAGAGGAGAAATTGAAGATTGTTCAGAAATTTGAACAAGAAAGAGAGGAGCTTGAAAAGAAAGCAGCAGCAGAAAGAAAAGCAATTGCTTTGGCAGAGGCCGCAATTGATATTGCTGGAGCTGTAATCAAGTCACTGAACTCTCCAGCTCCAGCGAATGTTGCTCTTGCTGCTGCAACTGCTGCTCTTGGAGCGATCCAATTGGCTATTATAGCAGCAACAAATTTTGCTGGAGGAGGACTTGTTCAGCCTGTTCAGTTGGAAGATGGAAGGATTGTGAATACTCCAAATATATCAAGAATGAGCAATGGAGACAATATCCTTGCAACAGTTAAAACTGGAGAGGTAATTCTAAACCAAAGACAACAAGAATCAATTGGAGGAGCAGCTGCTTTGAGAGCTGCTGGAGTTCCAGGATTTGCAAGAGGAGGAAAGGTTGACTTGAATCCAATAGCAAAAGCCTCTCCTTTTGCAAAAGGAGGAATGACTCCAAGGTTTACAAGCTCGATTGTAATGGCTAAAGCTTATCAATCAGGAGGAGTCTTTGCTGCGAATGCTGCTCAAGAAATATCAGGAGCTATTGAAAAAGAGAATCAATCTCTCATTGATGGCATTGAGAGTGCTGTTGCAAAAGGATCTGCTATTGGGTCAAAGCAAGGGATTGAGAGTGCTGACATTGCGAATCAATTATCAAGAGAACAAGAGAGAAAAGCCAAAAGAAATGAAAATGAATCTGTCTAAATATCAAATGGAATTTTTGAGGCTAATGGATGAAAACCCTATAAAGGTCTTTGATGCGCTCTCTGAAATGGATGTGCTAAAGCCTTTAATCTGGAAAGATTCGATTGGTAATGGAGGAAAGCATGGATATAGGAGCATTGCAAAAAAATATTCTATTCCAGAAAGTCAAGCAAGAACAATATTATCTAACATAAAAAACAAGGTTAAAAATGGTTAGAATTATTTTCATGGACCCCCCTTCTTTCATGCCTGTTGATATGGCTGACGAGGATGGATCTTACTCTCTTGATCTTAATGATGGAGAAAGAATTGCACTCACAAAGGTCATCGACGACTATTCTGATGTTGGAACGATAAAGCAAGATACATTCAAAGAGATGACAGTTCCAATGTCTAAAAAGAATAAATTACTATTAAGTAGTATCGGAAATCCATCAGCATTCAATCAAGACAATGCGAAAATATTTGAAATCCAATTACTAAAAGGAGACTATTCTTATCCAGTAAGCGGATTGCAAGTTGTTGATACTTCTGATCCTGACCAGTTGTTTGCTGTCAATTTGTTTGGTGAAATAAATCTTTGGTATAGACCATTGAAAAACTTGTTTTTGAATGAGCTTGAGCTTGGGAGTCATATTGTTGATGAAAATTACCTATTCAACACAATCAATGCTCTAAATTATAAATATGATGAGGCCATTGCCCCAGTGTTCGCTCCTCTTGTGAATTATGGCGAATGGTTCATTAAAGGTACTGTTGGAATATCTGGAGCAGAGTCTCAGGCTGTTTTTGAAAACTTTAGATTTTGGCATTCTCCCTATGCATTATTAAAACAGGCTTTCTGTCAAATCGGTTGGGAGTTGGTTGCTCCAATGATGTTGCAAGAGGAGTTCTTGAGACATTGGGCCTATCTTCTTGATAAGGACTTTGAGACTGCAAATCAATTTGATGTACTTGACAGGCCAATTGAACTTGAGAGAGTAGCAACAACCTTTTTTGAGTTCTTGTTTCAGACAACAGCAAGCGGAATTCAACTCAATGGAGTGATGAATTTTTTCAATGTGATATCTGATCCAGGAGGTCACTTGTTGCACAATCCTCCAATTCCAGCATCAACAAAGAATTTCTTTGGGGGTTTTTATAGTGGTGGAATTATAGGAAACTTTCACACCGAAGGAACAATCAAGATTGCTTTGAACTCTGGGTCTTTAATTCCAATAAGTCCAGATTTTGTGACATTAAAAGTATCTATTTCAAAAGCTCCTAGATATGGAGTATTCTCACAAAGAGACCTTTTAAATAAAAGCACTGTATTAGGAAGTAAATCTTTTGTACAAAAAGGATTGCTTGTTGCTGGAGCTCCAATTGAGTTTGACTATTCAATTGATACTGGATCAGTTAAAGTGTATAAGAATGAGGTTGTTTTTGTCAGAGTAGAATATCAAGCATCCCTGGTCGATGGTGGAGGGTCGTATTATGATCAAAATTTCTTGTATGATCAAACTGACATACTTGCTGGAACTCTGTTCTCTTGTACTGTTGAAAAGCAAGTGCTTGAAGATGGAGATCTTGTTGACTGGGGGCTACTATTGAATAAAAATTTGTCTGCTTTAGACTTATTCAAAGGAATTGCTCATCTGTACAATGGAAAGATTGAGTCCGATCCATTCCAAAAAAAGGTTTTCATGTACCCTGAAAGTAAGTTTGATTGGTATATTTCAGGTATTCAACAAGGATTTTTCAAAGACAATACTGATGACCCTGTTGATGCTATTGATATAATTCAGGCAAAAACAATGAAACAAGTCTTTTCGAATACTGAATTAAAAAGAGAGGTATATGTCAAGTTCCTCAACTCGACTGATGGATATATTGAAAGCCTCCTATTAGACCAGGAACTGCATAGCAAGAAAATTGATTTAGGTCCAGAGTTTGTCGATGGAACAAATGAAATCACAAATCCATTCTTTGAGCCCGTTGCAAATGGAATTGATTCTCAACTTGCTGGAGTACCCATTTCTTTTGGACCTGGAGATATCCGTCCAGCTTCAAACTGGATTCCTTTCATGTGGGAGGACAACTCAAGAGATGGAACATATCCAGCCAGAGGATATGATTTCACCCCAAGAATAGCAATTGCTTACCCAAGGTCAAATCCCATCACATTACAACCAGAGCTGACAGGACAAACAGATGAGACTCTCCTTGTTTATGTATACGAAGATCAGGTCATTAATTTTGGAGAGTTATTTTTGCAAATCGCTCCAGTTGGATTGTCTTTTACTCCAGCGATTCCTCCTGGACCAGATCAAACTCCTGGACTTGCTGTTGTATATGGCAATGACTTCAATCCATCAATACAAGATCTTTGGAATTTCATTTATTCAAAATCAGTCAATCAAGCCTATTTCAACATAGCTCTAAATTTTTTAGTTTTAATTGATTTAGTGACATTTTCAAATATATCATTCAGAAGGAAATGGAAAGTCAAGTATCTATCATCAGCGTGGGGAGAGATAGCCTTTTTTGCAAGACTTTCCAGAGTCAATGATTATTCTATTGGAGAGAACATCACAACTCCAGTCGAATTGATTCCAGATAACAACAATTTTAAGAACTGTGAATAAAAAAAAGGATCTCATTATGAGATCCTTTTTTGGTATGAATGGAAGCACAAGACAAGTGCAAGGATTTTATTGAAAAACTGGACAACTCAATCAACAAATTTTCCCAAAAGTTTTGAACTTATCCGATTTAAAAATAATTCACCACATTCTTTTTTTTAGTTGTCCAGTAAACTTCATGATTTCTACGATAGCAAATATAGTTATTTTATTTCAAATAAAAGGCTTAATTATTGCATATTGTGTGCAATTATTGTATATTTGATTATTCTTTTAATTTAAACGACATGAAATGACAGAGAATCAAACGAAAGCAAAGCACATCATTGAGCTCTCAAGTGTGAGACCGTACTGCAGAAAGGTTGAATTATACATTTACGACATGAGCAATCCTCTCAAAAATGGAGATTGTCATGATTCTTTCGAAGATAGCCTTGGAAATGCAATTGCATATCTTTTCAAGATTCAAAATAAATTCCTAAACTTTCCAGAGATCAACAAAAAACTAATCAGACAAATCTGTTACAACAGGACAAAGACAATCAATGTCATTAAAAAGTCCACAAATCAAAAGTTGAAAGTTGTATTTAAGTCTCATCCAGTTCAGATTGTTGACTGGCCTAAAATAGAATCTAATCTTTGGACTTCAACTTGTGCGAAACAAGCACAAGTTGAATAATTCGAAATAACCGAATATTAAAAACTATGCCAGAATTTAATAGCCAAAGTACTATAGGACATCAATCTTTAGTAGAGTATTGGTGTGAATTTTACGAAGATTTCAGCAGAGAACAATTAAAAGGAATGATCAAAAGAAATAAGGGGGTTGACAAAAACATTCATTTTAAGAGGCAAGAATCAATAATGTTATTTTTTATAAAACAAAAACAATGAATATAAAAAACAAGTTATACGACTTAAACAAAAGAGCCTACTCCTTCATGTTGTCAAACGATGTAAAGCCAAAGAGCAAGTCATTGCTGATTAATATTCCAATGTTATTGGCTTTTATCTTTCTTTCAATTGCCTCTGTTCTTGCATTCATTGTGCTTGGATTTTGCTTACTAGCTCTTTTTTATCAACAGCCTTTCCTTTTAATTATAGCAGCATTCATCTCTATCGGTTTAATGCTAGAAAAAGAAGATCAAGGAGACAGTTTGAATGATTTGATCAGTCAATTGAAGTTGGAAAACGATAAATACAAACTCCTTTCACCTGAAGAGAGGGAATCAAAAGAAGGTCAAGAGTTGTTTAATACAGTAAAGGATTTAACTAAACGTATAAAGGATTTTTAAAAAATAACGACATGAAAAAAAAGACATTGCACCTGAATTTGAAAAAGAAATGGTTTGATATGATATTATCAGGCGAAAAGAAAGAAGAATATAGAGAAATTAAAACGCACTACCTAAGTAGGTTAGTAGATTTTAAAACAATGCATCACCATAAAAAACAAGGTGTGTTTGAAGAGTCATACTGTTATCCAGAAGATTTGCCCGACTTAGTATCTTACTATTTCAAAAGAAATGAAATACAGGGTAATTCATTCGATACGGTTACTTTCTCTAACGGATACGCAAAGGATCGCCCACAATTTGAGATTGAATTCAAAGGAATAGAAATAAGAGAAGGTAGTCCAGAATGGGGGGCCATTTGTGGCATAAAATATTTTGTAATTAAATTAGGTAAAATTAAAAACAAACAATCATGATGATAATGGATCCATGCCCTATCAACTTACCAGAATACTTAACACAAAAAACAGGCTAAAGAATTACTCTTAAAAGGAAAGAGAGTGACTCATTGGCTATTCTCTGATAATGAATTTGTATTCATGGAAGGAGGATTGTTCAAGGATGAGAATAAAAATATTTTGAATTGGAAGGAGTTTTGGTTCTTGAGGCAAGGGGAAAATTTCCTTGACGGATGGTCAGATTTTGATAAATAAAACGACATGAAAAAAATAAAAGTATTAAGTTTATTTAATGGGATGAACTGTATAGGGTTAGCCCTGCATAGTTTAGGTGTTGAATTTGAATTGTATGTTAGTGAAATAGACAAATATGCTAACAAGGTAAGCAATACACTATTCCCTAATACAATCGAACTGGGAGACGTTACCAAAATAGATATTAATTCTTTGCCAGCTTTTGACCTTGTTGTTGGTGGATCGCCCTGTCAAGGATTTAGTCAAGCGGGAAATGGAAAAGCTTTTGAGCACGAAGAGAGTAAGTTATTCTTTGAGTTTCTTAGGATATTAAAATCTTGTAAAGAAGCAAACCCTAATTTAAAATGGCTGCTTGAAAATGTGCGACCTAAAAAGCAAGAGTGGGCGCATAGGATTTCTTTGTACATGGGAATAGAGCCTGTTATTATAAATTCTGCATTGCTGAGCGCACAAAACAGATTAAGATATTACTGGACTAATATAGGAACGTCTACTGCTAATCTATTTGGAATAGAAGAGCCAGGAATAAAGCAGCCAAAGGATAAAGGTATTTTGTTGAAAGATATTTTGGAATTGGAAGTTGATGAAAAGTTTTACATGAAGTTGGATAAAAAGCTATTCCCAGAGAATAACCAAAATAAAGCTTCCTGTTTTACTGCTGGCGGTAATAGTGGAGGCAATCATTCCGATATGGATATGATAGCAATTAAATGTGGAGCAATGCGAGGACGTTATAAAGAAAACGGTAAACGACAAGACGCAAAAGGAAGCATTGCAGGAAAGTCAAAGCAAGAAATTGAGATAAGAAAGGATTTTAAAACAAACTGCCTTACTTCTGTTCAAAAAGATAATATTCTAATAGTGCCAGAAGCAACAAAACAAGGCTATGCAGAAATCAAAGACGGTGACTGTGTAGATTTAACCTTTATTGATTCAAAGACAAGAAGAGGGCGAAAAATGGAAGATAAAAGCAATTGCCTTACTGCTGCGAATTATGATTTTTGTCAATGGAAGGATGCAAAGATTAGGAGGTTAACACCTAAAGAGTGTATGAGATTGCAAACTGTACCAGAATGGGCTATTGAAAAGATGTTGAATTGTGGCGTTTCAGATAGTCAGCTTTATAAAATGTTAGGCAATGGCTGGACAGTTGCTGTAATAGCTTATATTTTAGGTCACGAGTACAAATAAAAAAGAGCTCCCTCCATTACTGGAGAGGAGCTCAATTCAAAAAACCCAGAGAGGTTTTTTAGTATTCTTGTGTATTGCTTGCTATTACTGAAATACTAAGGAAAGTAAAATTCAATCCAGCAACAGAGATCATCATGATAATTGATTGAATTGGATTGCTAAGATAAAAGATAACTATTGCAATAATGCAAAAGTATAATATTTTATTCAAAGAAGATCCTCCAATTGCTATATCAAAGGCTAGGACTGCCAAATAAGCCATTATAAAGAAAGTTGCTGTCATTGAATCCACTCCTTGAAAGTAGCATAAAAACACACAGCTCCAGAGAGAGCTCATACATACTAAACATTCTGTCAGGGGCTCAAAAAGTTCCGTTCTCAATTCTCTCTCCTCATCCAAGACAATTTTTTGCCAAAAAGAAAGGATGCAATTGTCTCTTGTTAGTGTGTGAATCCCAACACAAAAGAGCGATATAACAAATATATTGTCCATTGATTAATTTTTTTGTAGGTTTATAGATTCATTCAAAGTGAATTGAATCCTCAAAAATAGAGAGTTGTTCTCTCCTGTGAAATACTGAACAGCTCCAGGATCAACAATCACTTTGCTCAATATTGTGTCCTCATCCGCTTCAACTTTCATTTTTACTGATTTGATTGGAGAGGAAAGAAATTCTCTGATCCATTTTCTTGTAATATAGTTGTCTGTGAACTTGCTTGTCACAGTATAAAAGTCATTTGCTGTCTGGTCAACAATCTTTTTCCCTGTTCTCAATGTGTCCTCCTCCTCACAATCTGTGAACTGCTGAAATACTGCATTTGATTGAGCCAATTCAATTGCATCGACTTGAGTGAATAGTATTGTATCATAACCGCCATATTCATTCAGGAAATAGAATTCAACATCTCCATCACAGCAAGAAACCATTTTGAAAAATTGACTTCCAAAATCCTGAACAGTTGGAGGATCTTCTTGTTGGATTCTTACCTCATAAAAATCAACTACCTTCGAAGGATCCGCAAAGAATGGAATGATATTCACTCCAGCTTGAACAGCTGCAACTTGATTTGCGCTTGTAACAGAATGGAGATAAGCTCCTGTTGTGTGAGTGCTTGTTGTCCCATCTGTATATGTTATGATATACTTTCCTCTCACTTTTATAGTCGTAGGAAATGGAGCAAGGATATTGTTTAAGTTAATCCAAAGGAGGAAATTTGATTCAGGACAAACTTGAGTATATTGAGGAGCATTTGTCATCCATTGATGTTCACACATCAGAGCTGTCTTTGCAACTTGATCTTGCCTCTGAAAGGCTGAATTTATTACTCCAATCAATACAGAACTCTCAAAAGTCCTCAATTGGACATCACAAGAATTGATTGTATCTGAATAACTCTCTCCATATCTTATGTAAAAGTTGCCAGAGATACCTTGATCAATAAAAGCAATAGAGCCTCCAGAATCAAAAGGAAAAAAGCTCTCTAATAATGGGGCAACTTTCTCTCCTATGTTTATACAGAATGTTCCATCAGCGTTCGGAGTATAAGCTTCAGCGGTTATTTTTTTATCAATAAATGTTGTTGGCGTGTCTTTTATTCGTTGCCAGATTTCAACAATTAATCGATAATTCTCAAGATACTCATCATTTAATCCGTTTGTATCTGTGTTCCCTGGAGGATTGGTTGCTGATGAATAATCAAAAATGAAATCATCCTGAACTCCTACCGCTCTTGCTGTTGCAACCACCTCATCAGCAATTATTTCAATGTGAAAATTATTGTATATATAAGAATTAGCCTCAAGAGCTGCTTTGAAATTAGTCGCATATTCAAACGTTGTTTGGACTGGAGCTGTATTAATTGTGCTGTATGAGTTGATTGTTGATGTCTTGAAATCTTGTCCAGCTATTACAAACAAAAGCCCAGGAGCATGACCATCTGCAAGAGCATTTTTTTTGATTGTAAAACCTGCTTTAGTTCCAACTTGAGTTTGAAAATCATTTGCTTCAAAGCAATATTTCACACAATTGTAAGCTGGATGCAAACAATCTGGATTCGGTTGTTGAGTGAGATCAATTGTTGGATGAGCCATTTATTTGATTTTTTTTAGGTCTTTTCTCAATTCTGCTATTGTAAAATCGATTATACTATTATTGTTTTTCTTGCCAAAGAGCTCTTGATATACTCTCAATGTCTCTCCAGCAACATCAACTGGATCTCTAGGATTCAACGCGATTGATCGAGCAAGCAAGAAATCAGATCCTTGGAAATTGACAAGAGCTTTCCAGTCTTTTAAATTTTGCACCAGCTCAAACTGATCTCCTTTTTTTACAACTGGATATTTTGTATTTGCCTCTTTTCCTTCGATGATATATTTCATTCCCTCTCCTCCAATCAACGCAATATCAACAGCCGTTGCACTTCTTTTCCTTTCAGTCCTCACTGATCTTGCTGTCTTACCTGATACTATCTTATTAAGCCTTTGGAGAGCCACAACTGTTGACGTTCCAAGATCCTTTTGAACCTGGTCAAAGAATGAATCAGGAACCAATTGGATGTATGTTGCCATAACTAAGGATTTAGTTCATTTTCAATCTTTTTATAACTGACAGATCCTTCTCTTGTTATCTTCTGAAGTTTCTCCCATTGCTCAACAGTATCATTGATTAAACAACAACCAGATCCATCATCAGAAAGAGCTGACAGAGTGAAAACAGATGATATGCCTGTCAAATTGTGGGCTCCTCTTTTATTATGTGGATTCGTGCTGATAAAACTTTCAAGCTTAAAATCAAATTTTGAGTATATCATGTCTTGCTCATTGAGATTCGTGCTCACTGATCTTGGATCAATCAACAGCTTGATGAATATCTCAACTTGTTGCTCAAGGAACCAGAACAGCGCCTGTCTGTCTTGAGCATCTTTCAACTCATCATATTCACACCAGCTTAAAGGATCATCAGTCTCTTTGACTAGGAGATCCAATTGCACAAGAAAGTTTCCTCTGAATTTTTTTGTACCTGGATTGTATGTTTTTGATTGTCCAGATATGATGATATAATCAACAAGAGGATATTTCTCTGGAGTTGTTTCTCCATCTCTTGCACTCCTCAAAGTGAATGAAGGGTATAAGATTGGACAAAGTGCCTCTAAAGCTAAGACAAAAGGATGTGTTTTATATTGACTCATAGTTTTTAATCTTTAATAGTGGCAGCAATCATCGTCATCATGGTTATCATCTCCTTTTGGGTCAAAATAAAAAGGATGTATTGCGCTTTCAATAGAGTCTGGACATTTCACAACTCCCAAAGGAGGTATATCTTTACAAGGATATCCAATTGAGAGGCTTTTTTTGCTCAAGACAATTTCTCCCTCACATATTCTGACATCAGATTGAGGAGTATTTGACATGATTCCTCCTTTGTCAAATTCAATTGGATCGGCTGGAAGTCCAAAGATATCTCTCATCTTTTCAACATGGTCAGAGATTCTCTCAAGAGCTCCCTCTGCTGTTGCCTCACTACTTTCAATGTAGCCAATTATCTCTTTTGATGACTCTGACATCTGCTTTGACCTACTGTCTTTGTTAATCGCTGCAATGATGTCAGATGTTGCTTTGACTACTACAAAGAGTATCTTGATTTGTTCAAGCTTCTCTTTTTCGATTTCTTTTTTCATTTCTCTCTGGTTTTTGTTGTGTCAAATATAACCATTTTAAGCATAAAAGCAATAAAAAAAGAGCTTGCCATTGAATGACAAACTCTTAATCCCTAAATTATAACCCAATTCTTAATATAATATTTTGCTTATATTGGTATTGAATAAGGACTCTTTGTTGATAAAAGCTCAATTGGCTCCTCATCAATCATTCTCAATTTAATATCCTTTTCCAATTCATAATCAACAACCTCAATGCTTTTCTCCTGACTTTCAATCATGCCACTAATGCCATAATATGAACAATAAGAACTCAATGAAAGAGCAAGAAATACAATGGTATATAGTAAATATTTCATGTCAGTTTGTTTTTTTGTAGAAAATATAAACACTAATATAATAAAATATTTCAATAATTACTTGATTTTACTCAATGCTTCTTGTTTTTGTCTCATCAATTCAAATTCAGCATCCATTTCTTTTGAGTTTGCATCAATTTTCATATTGAATTTTTTAACCTCTTTGACAAACAGCTCAACAGAGAACAACCATATCTCATCAATACTGTATGTAGAGACCTCAACAAGACTCTCAATTGTTGTCTCGACTCCGAATACTTTCAGATATCTCCTGTATGCTTCAGTTTTTATATTTGACTTTCCCTTGAAAACCCTGTCATACTTTTCAGCTATTTCTTTTTTTTTTGAAAGAAGTCTTTTAAAACACCTATTGCAATAGGCAAAGGAAGATTCTTGAATGTCTTTGCTCGTTTCTTCCAGACCTTCTCAAATCGCTCCACATAGACAGCCAGTTTGTCAGAGTGAGAGAGTCCTTTGGTTTCTTTGCTTTGTACAAAAGCCTTTCTTGTGAATGATATCTCCTCAACTTCATTGGCTGGTCTTACAATCATAGCAACAAAGGAGCATATATCATCCCAGGATCCAGAGTCAAGCTTTGTTTTATGGTTCAGCGCTTTTTGTGCTTGCATACTTGCAAGAGTCTCTCTGTATAAAGTTGTTTTGTCAAAGTGATGGACTTTGAATTTCTTTCTCAATAAAGATCCTTTCATTCTCATCTTGAATGATTCAACTGGAGGGATAGAATCCCAGAAATCAGTAAATCCTCCAAGCTTCTCAAGACAGTGAGTAAGGGCAACTTTTATAATCTCATAGTCAACTCCAGCAGTATTGACAGCAAAGTCTCCGAAATCATTGTTATTGCAAAGAATACACAGCAGATCTGTTCTCTTTCCAGTCAGTTTGTGTTGTATCTCTGCCAATTCAGAATCTAATACAAGCAAGGTTCCAATATCATCCTCACTGGTTTTATCTGATGGGATTATATCTTGCACTTTTTTTAATAGAGAATTATGTTCTTTGATTAACTCTTCAGTATCATCATGAATGCTCATATACTCCTTTATTGTTTCCAAGGAGAACTCTCCAAAGCTCTCCTTGAAATTGAATGTTGTGCCTCCAAAATCTATTTTCATTTTTTCTCTCTGGTTTTTAATTATCTATATTTTTCTTTTAATTGTTGAGCTTTCTCAAAGAAAGGATCATATAAATCATAAGCTTTGGCTCTGTGAGTTTGCTGGTCAAGAGTCCAATGCTCCGCTTGTGTGACCAACATGATATTTTCCTTGACCAGCTTCAAATGAGGATAAGCTCCTTTTCCAAGTATATGAGCAAAAAACCAAGCATTCATTTCATCTCCAAGATACTCTCCTGATAATTCACTGACATGAGGTCTCTCTTTCCATATCTCAATAAACATCTTTTTTTGATCTCCAGGATTGACTTTCTTTTTGGCTTGCTTCTTTTTCCGATTTAGACCAATTGAATCAAGTTTGCTATATTTCATTTATGTTGGATCTAGTTGGTGCACATCATTCGGAAGATCTTGAAAGTCACTGTCATCAATCCAGATTGCGAGGATCTTTGCATATTGGTCAATTAATTCAATAGCTTGCTTTATGTATTTAATCATCTGACTCTCCTTGACACAATAAGGACAAGTATTTGAAGTCCTCTTTTGTAGTTTAGAAGGGAGATGATTATTCATTGACAAAGGTCTTGCTGGAAATGATCCTCCACAGTTCATCATTTGCTTGAAAACTGATGCAAGTTCATCTCTGTTCTTTCTGCTCTTGACATAAAATTGCTGATTCTTTAAGTCTTTTGACATTTGAATCATGGCTTTGGCTCTCCTTAGTGAGTATTCTGTTTTCATTTCTTTTGACTTTCTTGATGATACAATTGCAATACTCTGACAATATCCTTGCAGATTAATCCATCATTTAAGCTGGACAAGAATTGAATCTCCAACTCCTCTGGATCAATCTCAACATCATGATTCATTTCAAGCTCTCCTTTCATGAATTGGACTGGAGTCTCACAAGCCATTCCAAGAGTCTCATACATCATGAAAATTGATTGAGCATTGACAAGTCTCCATTTTCTTGACTTCAATAAATCATCAAAGGTCCTGGAGAAAACCATCATACCTCTTGGATGTTGCTTACTTTTCTTTGTTCTTAATGCAATTAAAACCTCATTTTTCTTCTTGCACATCTGCAGCATTGTCAGAGGCAAGAGTATTTTTGAGCATCTTGGATCGCCAAAGACCATGAAGTCATGACCTTGCATTTTGATTGGAATAATCTTTTTTGGAGTGAGAACCTTTGTTGCTTGTTTTCCATCTCCTAAGGTGATGTATTTGGGTCTCTTTGCACCCTTGACAGTATTCTCTTGATTTGTGTTGTTAACTGCCACTTTCAATCCCTCTGTTTTTTTTGTCACGCTCTTGCTGATTTATTGTGTTGATATTCAAATGAGAATACAGATGTAAAAAGGTATCTGGAATTGTCAACAGCATGACCTCTCACTTGATAGGTCCTGTTGACGGTGATTCCATCCTCAACAAATGAATCTCTTTTTGTTATTTTTAATATTTTGCCTTCTTTGTCAGTTTTTGTCTTTTCAAAATCTGCTATATAGAATTTACATTCTGGATGTATTTGAATCTTGATGGCTGCTCCTCCGTAACTTGAGTTTGCTGTTGATACCTTGACAGCTCCTGCAAATATATCATTTAAAAAATTTAATGATGTTATTACTGGAGGATTCACAATTGTTCTATCGACAACTTTGAACCCTCCAATTGAAAGCTCTGATTTTATCCTATTGACCGAACTCTTTGCATCATGGTCTCTCTTTGTATTTCCAGAGTAATCACAAACAATGACAACTTTTTGAGGTTGGTACTTCATTCTTTTCAACCATTTGTTAATTTCTTTTTGTGTCTTAGTGATAGAATGATTCTCCAAACAAAACTCCTTGATTAAATTCCATTTGTACTCATTGTTTGCTTTGTCGAATCCTCCAAATTGCCAGCAGCCAACTGTGTGATGAGGCAACTTGTTAAAATCCCATGAGAAGTAAGTCAAAGCATCAGGATTGAACTCAATATCATCCTTGATGTGTTTCCTCCTGTCAAATTCATCGAGCGCCAAATTGCTCATTTTAATGGCTTTGATCAATCCAAGTCCTTCTATCTCATAATTATCAGGATTGTTGATTCTCTCTTGCTCAAAGTCATCTCTTGTCTGTTGGTTGCAATATGGATTCATTAAATAAGTTGTATGCAATATAGTCACATTGTTTCTCTTACTCTTTACATAAGTATGTTTTCCATCTTTTCTCTCAAAAGTTTCCACTGGAGGAAAGAATCTCTTGAAAATCCAGTGCTCCTCATCAACTATATTTGTGTTAAAAACTCCAATCACTTCCATATCATCAGAGCCACGAATTGAGAAAACAAGTTTTGTGAACTCTGATTCTGTCAGCTCATCCATCTCATCAATCAAAGCATCCGTTGGATTTGCGATTGATTTGGATGGCCCTGTCTTTCCAACCGACTCATAAGTTCCCATTGGGAGAAACACATTGTCATTAATAATACATTTTATCTTGCTCCTGTGATCGTTAAACTCAAAGTATTGATCAATCTTGTTTCTCTTTGCACATGATTTTAGTGTATCATATATTGAATTTGAAACAGATTCTTTCACTCTCCTGACCATTAAACACTTAAAATAAGGTAATGTCAAAGCTCTGATTAGTTTTTTCAAACAAGCAAAGTCTGATTTTGCCGAGTTCCTTGATCCATACAAGAGTTTTATGAAAGTATCATCATATAACAGAGGAGTGTAAATTGGAGCAATGTGATATTTCTCAAGTCTTATTTGTGGCATCGGCCTCACTTTGTTTGTTTGCAATAACCCATTGTCTCATTGCCTCATCTGATGGAGGAGGCAAAACAAATTCAACAGAGCTGTCAACTTTAGCCTCAACCTCTGTTTTTGTGTTGTCACTCCAGTTGTAATGTGTTGATAGGTTCATCTTTCCAACAGCTGGATTGATTGCTCCATTTGCAATGTCATTATAGGTGTTCGTAACACATATCATGTCAATTGCATTCAAGAGACACAAAACAGAATCATTCTCACTGAATTTCGCTCTCATATTTCCAAACCAATTCGGATTCCAAATCTTGTACTCAACAAGCAATCCAGTCTTGAGATGTACTTTCCTTTTGATGGTCTTTGTCGTTTTCTTTTCATTCGGTCCTTTTGAAGAGAATCCCTCCTCATTTGATGATACGATCTCAACCTCATATTCTTCAGTTGCAAAATTAATCATACTTTTAAGAATCTTACTCACAACATCATCAGTCCATTTTTCAGCGTTCTTGTTTCCTTTCATGGCTTTGCTGATCTTGCTCCTTATCGCTTTTGATACTTGTTTTCTCTGTTCCATATTTATGATTTATTTGTACAAAATAAGCAATTATCAATCAAAAAATAATAATTTAAGACGAATAATCAATATTATTGTAATCAAGATTTATTCATAAATACAAAATATAGTTATGGCAAAAGAAACTATTGCACCTGATGATCATGGTAAATATGGCATAGAAAACCTCAAAAAACTTCAATCATGGAAAGCTGGACTCCTGGAGGAGATTATCAGAATCATGCAAAGAAAAAAAGATGGAAAGGTTGTCAATGGATGGGTAGCATTGAGATTCATTGATGATGCCTTTGAATTTGGAAAGGTAATGCAGAAATATGAGGAGATTGGCAAAGAATTCAAAGACCTTGATGAGATGGAGAGACTTGAGCTCAACAAGATTTTTGAGAATGAGCTTGACATTGAAAGCGATAAACTTGAGGAGTTCGCAGAAAGAACAAACAAAATCTCCTCTGAATTAGCAAGTTATATTATGTACCTTGCGGAGTTGAAATTGTAAAAAGTTAATTATTTTATTGGCTCAATGCAAAATCATTGAGCCTTTTTTTATTCAAAACCTAGAGAATTATGAATAAATACTATAAAAGATACTTTGATTCTGTCATCCAGGATCAAAGTCAAGAGATTAATGAAGAAAGGAGTTTTGGTCAACAGTTGTTCCCTGTGATGGTATCTGGAACAATTGGAGTTGTTTTCATTCACATTATATCCTTTTTTGCTGCTGTTATATTTCCAGCGTATCATATTGAGGTCCTCTTTGGGTCATTTGGAATCGGGCTCCTCTTTGGATTTGTTGGAGTTTTTATCTTCATAGAGATCCCAAAATTTGTATTAACAAAGACAGTTTTTGAGAATTACTTTGAATCAAAGATCATTTCTTATGGAATGGCCTTTGGAGCTTTGTGTTTCTTTTCGCTCTCTGTTGCCTCCTCAACAAATGGAATTCCTCTTGCTGTCAATAGATTGTCTCCCGATGCTGTGTTGATTGACTTGGAGGATATTGAATCCAAGTACAATGACCAGAAGCAACAAGCGCTTGATTTCTGGACTCCACAAATCAACAAACATTCAAAAGAGGCTGATGAGTACTTTGCTACTTATGCGAGTTATTACAAAAAAGAAGATCGAGTCAGATTGACCAGCGGAGGAAATGTCAGAGAGACTCATGCATCCTTGGAGGCTGATGAGAGCAATGCAAGAAAGGATCTCAACTCACAACTCAAAGACATCGACATCAGGAAGAACCAAGAAATTAAGGAGGCAAAGATTGAGAATGCAGAGAGAAAAGAGTCTCATGCCTTCAGAAAAGAGAACGCTGGAAATATATCTTTTTGGATCATGCTTGTTCTTGAATTTGTTTATATCGCTTATATCGCTGGTAAGTACTACTATAAAGATAGATGCAAAAGAGAGCAACAAGAGTCTCCTGATGAGCAGCAGTCAACAGAAGTGAACAGAACAGAACAGGAGTCAACTGACCAAAACAAAACAAGAGTTGTTCCAATGTCAACAGAACAAGAGCAAACGGAACAAGAGAACAAGACTGATTTTCAAGAGGTTGCAGCGGAACAAAAGAAAACAAAACCAATAGGATTCCAACAGCATGGTTCTGTTTTTATTCCTGACATTGGAACAGAGCCAAGAGTCAGATATCAAACAAAGAAAGGAACTTGGAAAGAATATACAGCAGCAAAATTGAGGTCAATGGCAAACAGAAAAACAGTTTCGAAGGAATGGAAAGAGGAACTTGAATCTCTTGCTCTTAAGGCTGACAAATTCAAAGCAAAGAATAATATATCATAATATTAAACTACTTTGATTTGCTTCAAATGACGTTTTTGACACCTAAACATTAAACTAAAACTTTAGTTATGACATTCTTTCAATTTATTGCTATTTGCTTTTTGACTACTTATGGAACTAGCTTGATTCATACTATAATCAACAAGATTGAAAAGAGATTCCCAGGATCATCAGAGTCCTCATTGAGTTCAATGCTGAATCAAGGAGCTTTCTCTTGTGATATTCCTATGCATATTCAAATCAAAGAGATGGCTCTGGAGGTTGGAGTTGTCGAGGTTGCTGAAATAGAGGAGCTTGACTTGGAGTTTGACCTTGTGGATATAGAGAGAGTTAAAAAGGAGTTGAGGAGGAAAAATGAGAAGATCAATGAGATTGTTCTTGAGGTATAAAAGAAAAGACCAGCTTGATTGAGCTGGTCTTTTCTTTGTTTTAGTCTTTTATTGGCTTAAGTATTAATATCTCAAGCTCCTCGAGTTCTGCCATCAAAGTGTGTCCATCCTCAACGCTTTCTAAATTTGAATGGAATTTGATTGACCCTTTTACCGAAATGCCCATTACTGTATTAGTATAAGTAATTATCTTGTGTTTATCTATCTTATGGAATGCAAACTCATCGCCTCCATGCTTTCTCAAAAAATCTGCCTGTGTCATGTTATTTGTTTATTTCATCACATCTCTGATCAACGATCCAAGACACAACAATACTATAAAAATAATTATCATCTTTAAAATGTACATTTTTTAAACAATTTTAAGCTCATTGATGTTCTCATTCTCTGAATGTACATCAAAGCATTTTAAGCACAATAATTGACCTCCTTGAGCCTTCCAGAGCTTGTCTTGTATATCGGTCATTATAGAGACAGCATCCTTGAATAATTCAACTCCTTGATAACTGACAAAAGGTTTTCCACATTTATCGCAAGTTGCTTTGATTGCTTTTGTTTCTTGTATTGGCATTATCTTTTTGTTTTTCGTTTTGAATAAAAATATATCTTTTCTGATGGTTCCTTTCTTTTCTTCTTTCTACTGGATAGCGCTCTCTTGTAGTTTCCAACTTGTCGATCTGTGATGTATGTCACATTTGTCATTGGAGCGCAAGAGCTGGAAAGTGAGAGCGTGACAGTACAGCAGCAAGATCCAGTTGTCTCTTTTAATTCGCTTTTGTTTTCTTGGTTGCTCATCTTACCAAAAATTTAATAATTCCATGTTATTTTCAATTGAATACTTGCTAATCTTTTCAAGTGCTCTATTTCTCAACTGTCTGATTCCTTCTCTTGTTTTCCCCATTTCATGAGATAGCCTCAAGAGCCCAACAGATTTGTCCTCATCGTTTAAATTGTATAGTTTAGACAGAACGTGCCTCTCTTTTTCTTTAAGGCATTTAAAAGCATCCTCAAGACTCTTGGAGACATCATCAGCAAATATCTTGTCAAACTCATTTGATTCTCCTTGAATTATGTCTTTTAGTACTGGAGAGTCATCATCAGCAACTTTGTCATCAATGCTCTTTACAAAACACGAATTATTTAAAAACATAATGTTTTCTTTTGTAGTGGATAGAGCTTGAGCAATTTCATGATGAGAAGGATTGAATCCGTTTTCATTATAGAACTTGGAAACAAATGTATCTTGTAGTCCTTGGATGTGTCTTGCATTTTGAGGAATCTTGATTGTGTTGGAGTTGTTTTTGATTTCCTCAAGTATATGTTGTCGAATCCACCAAACAGCATAAGAAATGAATTTAAAGCCTTTTGATATGTCATACTTTCTCATTGCTGTCATGAGTCCGATATTGCCACACTGGATTAAGTCGTTGACCTCAAGACAAGGATTTCCTCTGTGAAAAGCTTTCGCCACACTGACAACAAATCTTAGATTTGAGTGGAGGATTCTCTCTCCTGACTTTTTGCATCCGTTTTGATACTTTTCAAAGCAAATGATTTCTTGATCCTTTTGCATTGGAGCTGTGTCGATTGTGTTCAGCTCGTAAAAATAGGATTTTATTGCTTTCGTATCTCTTACTGTGATCGAGTTTCCAATTGAAAACTTTTTGAGTCCTTTCGTTTTAGTCATCTTTTGTCGTTGATATACACCATCCAAGTAATAATCCTATTATGATGCTTGTTAATATATTCATTTTGTTGATTGTGGAGGGAATAAGTAATGATCAATTATTTTTAAACTTTTCTCCGTTCCTTCTAAGTATGCATTAATTACTTTTTTTGCACAAAATATTCCAGAGCAAAATCCTCCAATGTGACCTCTTTGCTTTAGTAGTTGGATGTACTCCCATTGTTCTTTTAAGTGGTCATTTTCAAGGATGATTTTCATGCTCAACTTTTTTCCTGTTGGCTTGAACTCAATTGCTAGTCCACAAAAATCATCTTTGAACCACTCTTGAAACATCAAATCTGGATGTCCTCTCCTAGATCTTGTATTGTGGATCTTTCTTTGTTGTGGCGTGAGATGTACTCCTCCAAGGTCAACAGTATAAAGGACATCAGGATATTTTTCTTTAATCCAGACAATCAACTCCGCTTGCTCCATCTCTTCAGTCTTGTTGACAATCTTTCCTCCTTTGGTTCCAAAGTCTCTTTTAAACTCCTCTAGTGTGTATCTTGTTTTCTTTGCCATATCTTAAAAAAATGGGAGCCTTTTCTCTGGTCGTTGACACCCTTTGACTAATTTTAATTGAACTGTTGGAGCTGGTCCTGGTTTATACATCTTAGGAATAGGAATCAATCTTCCATCGTCCAGGTAATGAAGAAACAAAATAAAATCTCCATCATAAAGATCTCTTATGCTGGTTGCCCAGGCAAAGGAAAACTCATCAGCTAACTTTCTGCTGACAAATTCAATGTCAAATCTGATCTTTGTTTTCCTGATGAATATGTTCTCCCTGTATTGGATTTCCTTTTGTCTTGCAATGTGCTCAACAGCTGTCTCAAGGTCCATTGGTTCAAATTCCATTTTTAGTCGTTGTTTGGTCTCCTGTTAATTTGCCCCATAAAAATATAGTTATTCATGTGACTCAATCTTGAATATGCTACTTGTCCGAGCGCTTTGGCTAACTCTTGAGGAGTTCCATTCCCAGTGAAATGAGTCAATCCTCCTGTCTTTATATATCGGTTGTAAGCTGTGCAAATGATTGATTGAGCTGGTTCAATTTTATTTCCATAGTTATTGACATCTTTTGAGATCAACTCATCATGACACCAGTCTCCAGATTTGAACTTATCAAGATACTGAATCCCTTTGCTGGAACAAATCTCAATCGTTTGCTTGAAATCATTGAATTGAAATCTCTTTTCAAATCTGAATTCCTTGAGGAATAAATACAATTGATACATCAGATTTGTTTTCCCAGACCCAACATCTCCAAATAAATAAATTCCTTTGTTTAGGTCAAGAGTTCCTCCAATAACCTTTGACCGGTCCTCAACATCAGAGTCTCCAATGAAGTACATGAGGAGCTTTTTAATTGCATTTCTGTTGAAATCATCAACAACAAAGTCAGAGTCATGAAAAGATTTCTCCAAGAAAAGCTTTCCAAAGACTTCAATCGCTTGATCATACTTTGGTAATCTGACAGGAGATTTCTTTTTCTCAACATAGCAATCTCTTATCTTTTCCCCATATTCAGGAATTGATTTCATGAGATATTCCTCTCTTGCTTTACTCATTGAGGTCCTTTTTCCTTTCGTTGTCTCCTTGATGTCTTTGACAACTTTGTCATTGTCATATTGAGATGACTCAAGTTTGACTTTTCCTTTGAATGGATTTGAGATGTTTGATATCTCTCTCATTCGCTCTGAATCGTCAAGAAACTCAATCCTATGCTCTGGCAACATGGAGTCAATTCTTTTGTCCTCATCAATGTCAGAGTACAGATCCCAGATCTTTTGTAATTTAGCCTCTTTCCATTCTTCAAAATTGCTCATTGTCATTGTATTGGTTTTAAATTTCCTTTCTGTTCTTCAAATGTAAAGCAATTGCACAGATTATGCAAGTAATTGCGCGATTTATTTTGAATATTTCGTACAAAACATGGTTTTTAATTGATTAGGTGTGTTTTTTAGCTTAAAGTTTATCCATACTTTCGAGCCATTTCTGATGATTTCTCAATTGAATAATTCACATCCATTCCATTCCTTGTGTCAGGATCACTCTTTTGATATGATTTTTTTGCTTTGAATTTCTCTCCTTTTTCCAGGAATTTCAAGTGTTTTGGAATCCATTGGATGAACTGCTTTTGAAATAGGTTGATGTCAGAGATGCACTTGAGATACGAATATTGGAGGAGTCCAGCTGTAATGTATGATTCTCGACAAAGTTTGATCTGGTCATTTGTTGGAGTTAATCCTTTATTTTCTTGCTGGCAGTCAATTAATAATTGATAATTATCTTTTGGATAGATGGCCAGAAGAGTTGCAATTGCTTCAACTTGATCGCTGGAGAAAGTATTTTGAGGATTGGTCCTCATATCTCTTGGATCCCTCTCTTGCTCATCCTCCTCAACTTTGTATGACTTTCTTGCTGTGATGTCAGGGAAAACTCTTTTCTCTTTTTTCGCGGAATCTTTTTCTCTTTCTTTTGCGTCTTGGTTTTTTAATTCAAAAAGCTCTTGTTCTAATTGTTTTATTCTTTCTTCTTTTGAATTATTCAATTCAATTAAACTATTAACTCTATTACTTAAAACTCTATTACTGTCTCCACTGAAAATTAAAGAGGGGTCTTTAGGATTTGAAAGGGGGTTATTCGTTTTCAACATACCCTCTTTAAAATACAACATACCCCCCTTTAGTATTCTAATGACACGACCAATGACCTCTTTTCCGTTGTACTTTAGCTTAACAGAAATTAACTTTTTACTCTTAAATTTACTAATCAACTGACTTACTCTTGATTTAGACACTCCTAAGAAGTCAGCAAACCAAGCGTTCATTGCTGTGCATCCGTTGTCGTTATCAAGGTCTTTGATTTTTTGTAGCAGATGCATCTCAATAGGCTTAAACTCCTTAGATTCCCATAATAAGCCATCTATCCAAACTCCTTTTAACTTACTCATACGTTAGTGATTGTTGTGATATTTTTAAGCACAAAAACATTGACCGCCAAATATAGATAGTTGACTAGTTTTTGTATCAGAAGCAGCGAGTTCTAGTAAGTCAACAGCTGTTCTATTTTTTCTAAATTGGTCGTGCTTGTCTGTTTTTGATATTAGCTCAAGTGTTATTCTAAATAAGATTAAACAGGGCTTTTCTCTGATTAATTTAATTAGCTTCTTGTCCGACTTCTTAAAACAAAGATTGCAGTTGCCTTGGTGCTCTTCTAGGTTTAACCTAAATCCTCTTTCTCTTTCGTGTTGCTCCCAATATTTATTAATATAGGGCTTTGTTATTTTCCACTCAATCAGTGGATACTCCCAATTTTCTTTTTTTGCCTTCTCCCAATTAACTCGACTTGATTCATCGTACCTTATTCCTTGCATTGTTGTGTATGGTTGCCCCTCAAAATAAACCTTTGCAAACTTATGCATTGACCTTACTTTTAAATCCCTTGTGCAATGGCTCGCAGTTATAGCAGCGTGTCCTAATTTTTCAGATTGGTCTAACAGTGGAGTTCCATCCCTTGAAGCATTTTCGTAATTAACTATAACTGGCATTACGCCTTTTCTGTGTTGCTTTGAAACATAAGCTTCCAGCCATAAAACATCTATATCGTAATAGTCTTGCAGTTTCTTAACAAACAACAATGTCTCTTCGTTTTCGTCTCCTGTGTTGGCGAAGCAAACTAGAATATTATCATTATAATACTCCTCTAATACTTTCATTAATAAATAAGCCGAGGATTCTCCTCCCGAAAACGAAACAAAGATATTTCTCATAATATTCAGTTTTAAACAAAAAAAAGCCTATCACGAGAGCCGCAAGGTTTTGACATGAACCCACGTAGATAGGTTCCCTCACTGCTCTTATAATAGGCTTTGCTATATAAGAAATTATTTTTAAATGTATTCTACGTTTTACTATTTGTGAGATTGAATCAGATTGTCAAGGCTGGTCTCACTGCTTAATACAAATATACTAAAAGTTATTTAATTTTTATTAAAAAAAGGAATCTCTTTCACAAATTCACATATCACATCAAAGCCCCCTCCAATGCATTGCTCAATCTTTGTAACCTTATAAAGTTTCTTTGTTGGGTTCCACGTTCCAGATTGAATTGAAAAAGTTTCTCCAGGCTTGCAGGGTTGTCTCTCTGATGAGAAAGCCTGAAGAGTTGTGTCTTTGTGCATGAGATAGTAAAATTGTTCTTTATTCGCTTGATTTTTGCTTTCAGTCTTTTTCATGATCTTTGATTGATTTTTTCCAAGTTGAATATTCTTTTTGCTCTTTTACTTTTTGAGTTCTTGCTCTCAAGTTTCTCTCTTTGGTTTTTGAATTTTTCATAAGTCAAATAATTCTTGTATTTTTTTTGATCCATACTCTCCTTGAAATAAATCAAAAGCTTTCTTTAGGTCCATTTCTCTTTTTTCAATTCCTTTTGTTTCAAGAAAATTATTGCAACCTAAAAGACAAGCTCCTGTCAGTAGCCTATATTCGTTTACCGAAATAGTTCCTTTCTCTTTTATAGACTCAACCAACTTCATTGAGTCAAAATCTTGCTGTATTATTTTGAATTTAACATCTTCAATAGATTCTCTTATGCTTTTACCATGAGCAGAAAACTCTCCAAGCTTAGCAATGTAGCAAATTTTATCAATTATGTTTGACATTCCAATGTACTCGCACTCGTAGACGTTAAATTCTTGTACTTTTTTACTAGAAATTATTTTCATTGATTGACTGTCAAAAGTCATTATATTTTTATCTGTCAAGCTTTCAAGGTAAACATAACCCTGATTGTTGAACTGGATGCCCTCTGGTAAGCTCGTCAAGCTGCGAAGGTCAACAGAACCCTGATTGTTGAACTGGATGCCCTCTGGTAAGCTTG